GATTCCTTCGTCGTTTACGTTCGTTCCTTCTTACGGAACTCAAATATCGTTCTCTACAGAGCTTGCCGAATATACAACAGTAGACAATTATATTCACACTATACCAAAGGGAGTAAATCATTTGCAAATGTCAGTGTCAATGGCGTTTGAAAATAGAAAGCAAGAAGACGCGCGAAAGATAGCTGGCTTTTTTGAAAGCTTGCACGGAACAGGATATTTTCAATATACAGATCCAGCGCAAATATATAAACCAGTAAATCTATTTTTAAATACCGTTGATAATACTTATGCGGAAAATGATTTATATACGTTAAACGCCACTTTATCTAGCGATCAAATTTCAACTATTTTAAATTGGAATCAGCCTTTAATAACAGGATCAAATGTTAAGGGAAATTGGGCTACTTCAACAAGCTATCAAAAATACGATATTGTAAAATATACTGGTAGCGCAACATGGCCTTCAAATACAAATAATCTTTACGATTCGTTTTATTACTGCACTGGCGCACATACATCAGAAGTTGCTTATGGTCCAACAAATATAATTTATGGCAAATGGACAAGAGAATTTGATTTTGTTCAGCCAACATATTCTGTTCAACTTTCAAAAGAAACTTCTGTAATAAAAACTGAATTGCCTTATTCTTTTACAAAACGCACAAACTTTGGATTGCATGCAAACACTATTAAGCAATTACGCTTGGACTTTAAGGGCGTTAACGATAAAGAGGCGAGATGCCTACTCCATTTTTTAATTGGTCGTCAAGGATACAGAAAATTTATATACAAATTTCCAAAAATATATAATCAAAACAAATACTTTTATGCGCCAAGATGGCAACATACTTTTGTTTATAAAGACGTTAATGATATATCGGTAGAGTTGATAGAAGATCCTTTAGGGGCAAGGAGGGCTTACTAAAATGGCTAGACCGATTTCATATGAAATGCAGATGATGTTCGTGGGCTCTTCTGGGGCCTTCGAAGAAACGCCAAATAGCGGCAGCGGAATAGCTCGCCTTGATTTTATACAAGGCTACGACTTTTCATTCAATATTGATCGCGCCGCATTAAAACAATTAGGCACAGGATCTTTTGCAACTAGACAAACTCAATTAGCTCCAGATGTTAATTTTAATTTTCAATATTTGCTAAATGATGGTTGGAATGAAAAATATATTGGCTTAGATTTGTCTAATACAACCAGCGGAAACCCATTTGATGCAATATTTACTTCAACTGGAGACAGAAACTTTTATATTACAATAGCGAAGCAAGATGGGACAGACCAAAATTCGCAGGAGCAGATAACTAATAATTATGTTTTAGGAATAGGCAATGCTTATATTACAAGTTATGAGATAAGCATTGGGGTCAATCAATTAGCCACTGTATCTTGTTCTTTTGTCGGTGCTAATGCAAATGTTCAAGATTATGACGTTTCTCAATACCTTCCTTCGGTCAATACTTTAGTAACTGGACAAAACGCCCAAGACGCTAATAGAAAATTTAATATTAGTTTTACCGGCGAATCAAGAGGGCAAAGATATGCCTCAAAAGCCACAGAGGTTTTTGACGGCGGATGTACTTATGATAGATGCATTATAACACCAACTTTCCAAGCAGATGGCGCCAAAACTCCTATAACTTTTGGCTTTTTTGATCAGGTTGTTAATAACTATCAAAACCTAACATTGTCTTTTCAATTTGAAAGAAAGTCTCTATATGGATTTGGGAATAACCATCCATTCGTAAGAAAAATACAAGTACCAGCGATAGCCTCATTGAGTTTATCTTCAATGATTGATGACTTTCAAGCAGAGAATTTGAGTAAGGTATTTCATAATGAAGGCGGGCTAAAAAGCTCTATGCTGGTTGAGTTTTTTAACGTGGGGCAGTACAAAAAATTTGGTGTAAATTTAGACAATTTAACTCTAGAGTCTTATTCGTTTAGCGCAGGAATTGGGGGCAAAGTAGTTGTTGAGACGAATTGGACAACAGAGATAAGAAACGGCGCGAATGGCAATATCCTAATGATAGGAGCATATGGAGATTTAGTTTAAGATGAAAGCAAAAGAATCATTAAATACAGAAAAGCTATTTAAAAAAATTGCTATGGCAGGGACTAATTCTTTAAGAGGAACAAATGCAATTGACCAAAAAGGAAAACTTTGGGCTTGGGGCAGTAATGTGGTTTCTACGTTTGGAAATAAAAATATAAGTTCTCAAACCGTCGCTGCATCTCCGGTTAAAACACTTGGATATGGAAAAATATTTAATGAAATTTCATCTGGAGGAAGTTCAGTCATTGCTCTTGATGATAGTGGTACTGCTTGGGTCTGGGGAACAGGTATTATTGGAGATGGACTTAATGCTGGCACTTTTAGAAGAACTCCTGTAAAAGTTTATGGAGATAAAACTTTTTGTCAAGTATCAGGAGGAAGTGGATTTTGTGGTGGAATCGATAAGTATGGTCAAATATGGATGTGGGGAGATAATTATTATGGTCAATTAGGAGACAATTCTAATGTTTGTAAATCAACACCTACTGCTATTTATGGAGGCCCCAAGACATTTTGTCAAATAAGTATTGGCTTTGCCAATTCGTATGCTTTGGACAAATATGGTAAAGCTTGGGCTTGGGGATCTAATTTTCTTGGAGATGGGTCTAATGTTTCTAGAATAACCCCAGTTAATGTTTATGGTAATAAAACATTTTGTCAAATATCAGTGCTGTACGATAAATCATTAGCTATTGACAAAAACGGAAAAGCGTGGGCATGGGGTTCGTATTACCTTGGGAATGGAAGTGCTTCAAGTTCATTAACCCCTGTTGAGGTTTATGGAAACACAACTTTTTGTAAAATTGCAAAAGGGGTTGCGTTCTCTACTGTTGCGCTAATTGATAAAAACGGTCAAGTATGGGGATGGGGAAATAATGCTTGGGGTACGCTTGGAGATAGCCATCAATTAGTTTCAACTCTTACTCCTGTTAGTATCTCAGGTCAAAAAAAGACATTTTGTGAAATAAGTATGTGTTGGGAAAACGTAATTGCAATTGAAAAAAATGGTAGAGTTTGGGGATGGGGAAGAAATCGCGTTGGAGAATTAGGCGTGAATAGGTTTTATGAAGATTTTATTCCTAGAAAGATCTGTGGCGAAAAAACTTTTAATTCTATAGCTGTGGGGCCTACAACGTCTGCTGGGATACAGCAAAATGGTAAGGTTTTTTTATGGGGGAATAATGGTAACGCTCAAATAGGTAATAATAAAATATCAAATTATGAAATGTTTCCTACTGAATTAGCAGGCCAACCTAAGACTTTTTGCCAAATAGCCTTTGGGTCTGGTCGGACACAAGCTATTGATAAAAACGGGAAAGTATGGGTATGGGGCAACGAAGCTTCAGGAGGATTGGGAAATAATTATTCTGGTGGAGCAACAATTTCTTATAAATTGACTCCTATTCAAATATATGGAACTAATACTTTTTGTAAAATAATGGTTGGATTTGGAGGGTCATTTACATTGGCTATAGATAATCAAAATAAAATTTGGGGTTGGGGGCAAAACAGCTCTTCCTTCCGCTATCTAACTTTAGATGCCAGCATAGCCTCTGTTACTACTCCAGTTTGTTTGCCTTATTTAAATTCAAAAACTTTTTGTCAAATATCAGCCGGATTTCAGCATAATTTAGCGTTAGACAATTATGGGAAAATTTGGGCTTGGGGTTTAAATAGCTGGGGTCAAATTGGAAATAATAACTTCGGTCAAAATGCAACGAGCCCTGTTACAGTTTATGGCAGCACAACATTTTGTAAAATATCTGCTGGAGGTAATATGTCAGCCGCTATAGATAAAGATAAGAACCTTTGGACATGGGGATATAATAGATTCAGAAATTCTTTGGGTCATACTAACTGGACAGCAACGATAACTCCAATACGAGTAAGCGCAAATATAAAATTTAACGAATTAAGCGCTGGGAAAACACAAGGACTTGGAATATGCGCGATTGATGAAAATGGCCTTGTTTGGAGAATGACAAGTCGCCCTATCGCTGTAAATTCTGAAAAACGTTTTTGCAAGATAGATTCTGGTGGGCAACACTTTATAGTTACAGACGAAAATAATGTAGGGTGGTCTTTTGGACTTGGCGAATATGGCGCCCTTGGAAATTATAATACGTATACCCCAGTTAGACTATATAATATATAATTATTGCCAAAAATTAACTGTAAATAGATATATGAGCAGAAGAATCTCAGATCTAGAAGAGTCGCTGATCATTGATGATCAGGATGAGATTTTGTTTTTTCAAAACTCGACCAAGAGGTCGAAAAAGATCAAAAGAGGTAATTTTTTTAATAGCAGAGGAATTTCTGTAAGAGGTCGTTTCGTAGACTCTGTTACTGGGAATGATGTTTATTATGTAGCAGATTTAGCTGCTACAAATGCAGCTTTAGCCCAAGCCTCTGCTAATGGCGCTCAAGCTTCTGCAAATGGTAAAAATAGAATTTATTATTCTCCTTCAGAACCAGCAATTGCGGCTGTAACTGGATCAATCAGCGGAACAACTTTAACTGTTACTGCGGTAAATACTCCGGTAATAACTGGCGGATCAACTTACATATACATAGGAGCAATATTAAGTGGAGGATCAATTATATCAGGAACAAAAGTAACTGGATATGGGACAGGAAGCGGAGGCGTTGGCACTTATTCGATAAGCACTAGTCAAACTGTAGGAAGCGGATCAATAAACGCTAATCCATTTACCATTGGAGACATTTGGTATAATACAACCGATGGTCTTTACAAGCAACATGTTTGTACGGCAGTTTCAAATAACTCAAAAACATTTACTGCCAGTTTTGCGCCGATGATGAAATTAGATGCAAACAATAATATCTCAGGCTTAGTAAAAGCAGATGGAACAGATAAAAATTTTGTATTAATTGCGGAGAATTTCCAAATATGGAATGGCGTTAGTGCGGAAGTACCATTTGAGATTGTTACTGATCCAGCTAATCCACCAAATCAAGTAGTAAGAATCAGAGATGCTCAAATTCAAAATGTTGATGTCGGCAAATTAACTTCTGGATTTATAAGTTCTAAAGTAATAGAGCTTTCAGATTCATCAGCTTATATTCAATCAGATGCGTTTATCGAAACTTGGGTAACTGGAAAATTGTACAAAATAACCAGAAGCGTGCCAAGCGACCAGACAAAGGTCAAAGTCGAACAAAATGATGGAACATATCTAGTATATAATTGCGCGGTACAGCACACTTCAACAACATTCGCTTCCGATTTATCTGGAGGAAAATGGACTTTAGCTTCTCCTCAGCCATCTATTAGAGGATTTAGAATCATTGGAAACGGAGAGTCTGAATTTCAAGATGTAAAAATTCGCGGAATCGTTTATGCTACAACTGGATATTTTGGGAGCACCAGTTCTGTTGTTTCTATTGATACTGGAGGTTTAGTAGTTGGTTCAAGCGGTGTTATAAAATCAAATGGCACCATTTGGACTAATTCTGGTGGAACTGGAACATTCACTGGCAGTTCTGGATTTTATTTAGGATATACTCCTGGTCCAAATGTTTATCAATTTTATATTGGATCATCGTCTAAATATTTACGTTGGGATGGGACTAATTTAAGAATAAATGGGAATTTAGTTAATGGAACAACAATTGGCGGAACTTCTGGGTCAGAAGGTTTGCTTAGAGGAGTAGACAATGCAGTATTAACGATAAACGGTGGCTCTGCAAATGGGATACAAAATGGCGCTCAAATAGACTTAGTTGGCGCAGATTATACTGGGGTTGCTGAGGCACAGGGTTTGTTAATTTTACAAGCTGGTTGGAAAACAGGTTTTTCTGGAGGAGATGGCTCTTTACTTTTTAAAACTAGTAAAGGTAGCACTGTTGATAGTAAAGACGTAGGAATTGATAGATTAACTATAGACGCTGACGGAACAGTTACTGTAGTTGGCGGAATTTCTTCTATTGGAGGGGCTCCAAATGGAGGCGCTGGCAAACTTGTTGTTAACACTAGCGTCACTGCGCCAACCTACACCTCTACATCATCAAAACGTTTTAAAAAGAAAATAAAAAATTTAAAGAATGGTTTAGAAATAGTTTCTAAATTGAGGCCGGTAGTTTTCGACTGGAAGACTAAAGATTTAAAAAACGACATTGGTCTGATTGCCGAAGAAGTCAACGAGATAGTACCAAATCTAGTTGGATTAGATAATAAAGGAGAAGTTGTTGGTATTGATTATAGCAAATTAACTCCAATTTTAATTCAAGCGGTTAAAGAACTGTCTCTTGAAATCCAAAAATTAAAAAAGAAAATAAATTAAAATGCCAAATCCTGTTACAAATTATAAAGTTACTGGAGGCAGCGATCAAAACGGAAACCCATATGCGGTAGCTACTGATTTAGGTGATATTTTTGGAACATTGATATCTGCTGGGACCAGCGGCACATCAGGCACTCAAGGTACAAGTGGGACTAGCGGCACAAGCGGCGCTAATGGAGCCAGCTTTGTTTGGAGAGGATCTTGGAATGACTCCACAGCATACGATCAAAATGATGTTGTAGAATACGCTGGTAGTAGTTATATTGCAACAGTTGCAATATCAAGCGGCCAAGATGATCCAGCAGCAAATGCAGATTGGGATCTTGCTGCTCAAAAAGGAGATGCTGGTACAAGTGGCACAACTGGAGCTACTGGAATAAGCTTTGTTTGGAAAGGTTTTTGGGCAGACGATCAAGCTTATGATCAAAACGATGTAGTAGAATATAACGGAAGCAGTTATATTGCTAGCATCGCAATATCTAGTGGGCAAGCTAATCCATCAGTAAACGCTGATTGGGATCTTGCTGCTCAAAAGGGCGATGCTGGTACAAGCGGCACAAGTGGTACTAGTGGCGACAGCGGCACTAGCGGCGACAGCGGTACTAGTGGCGACAGTGGCACAAGCGGTACTAGCGGCGATAGCGGTACAAGTGGCACAAGTGGCGATAGCGGCACAAGTGGTACTAGCGGCGATAGCGGCACAAGTGGTACTAGCGGCGATAGTGGCACAAGTGGTACTAGTGGCGACAGCGGCACTAGCGGCGACAGCGGTACTAGTGGCGACAGTGGCACAAGCGGTACTAGCGGCGATAGCGGTACAAGTGGCACAAGTGGCGATAGCGGCACTAGCGGCACTAGCGG